AAGAAGAGTTACAAGCGAGTCGGACTGGAAGCGATACTTTGGAAGCTCTGAAGAACTTAAACAGGATATTAAGCGCATTGGTAGAGATTCTTTCAGAAGAGAAATCTTAAGTCTTCACACAACACTTGGACAAGTAAACTATGAGGAAACAAAACAACTGTTTCTTCACAATGTGTTAACTGAGGCACTTGACGATGGGACTCCAAAGTATTATAATAGCAACATATTAGGACGCTACATGCGTAAAGATTATGGTAACTTTGAAACAAACACTGCGAAGAACTCGTGAATGGTCTATAGATAGAATGGAGACCTTAGTTCCTATAGGAGATAAGCATGCATTATATAAAGAATTTGAGGAATGGATAGATATGGATGATCCAGAACACGATATATACTCACTCGCATACTTTGGTGAGGACAGTGAGTATGACATATAAGTACTCACCTCATCAGATGTTACTTCGACAAGAGGCACTTAAAATACTTTTAGGACAGTTTGGTGCTAAAAATAACGAAAGAGGTTTGCCTAAATATCAAAGTCATATCATATATGAATGTGCCGAACGGTGGGTTGCAGCAGGTAATTTAAACTGTGATGGCATCATCAAACATTTTCTGAGTTATTATGGAGGTTACAATGCAGAAAATTATTAACGGAATCGCAATTTTCTCAGGTGCAGTAGCACTTGGTGTGGTTGGTCTTGGTGGATATGTATTCATTCGCAAAGATGCAATCATAGACAATGTTAAAAGCAAGATCATGGAGTCTGTTTTACCCGGTGGATTCGGAGAACTTGGAGATGGAGGACTCGAAGGTCTAGGTTTAGGTATAGGTGAAAAAGGTTTAGATATACCATCTGTTGGATTACCAGCACCTGACAAAGCACCTGATGAAGCAGCACCACAGTCACCAAATTTACCATTAGGTTTCTAGAAAAACAAATCTTCTAAATAGGGCTGCATGACCCAAGCATTAAAATGGCAGAAGCAGTCAAGAAGGAAGAAGTAAAAAAAGGCCCTATAGGTAAACTTAAGGAATTATCTGAGGACAAAGAAGAACAGATGGCGATCCTAAGTACTTTTGTAAGACTTGGGATCTTGATCTGGGCCGGTGGAATTTTGACATTGAATTATGTTACATTTCCCGGAATGACAGAGCAGGATAAGATTGATCCAACATTCATAGCTTCTGTATTCACAGGAGTTTTGGCCACATTTGGTGTTGAAGCCGGTAAGAATAAAAATAAGGCAGCAGCAGGTGGTAGTGCAAATATATCCAAGAAGGACATGGAGATGCTAATTGAGAAAGCAACTCAGGCAGCACCCGCACAGACAATCAGAATTGAACAAGCACCAATGGTCTTGACACCTAGTGCTACACCGAAGAAAGGATAATGGATAAGCAAGTGAAATGGGGTAAGTGGTTCGCTCTTAGTTTGGGTGGACTTATTGGTTTGTCTCACATCGGTATGATTGGGTCGTTATCGAATCGTGAGAGCAAACTACCAAGTATTAATTTACCAG